CGCTCGCAGGTAGCCTGGCGGAAAAGTCAGCATCGTAGCCAAGATGGCTGGCTGCGACAGCGTTTCTACCGACACAAAATGGAACTCCAGCACCCGCGTAGGCACCGGATAGATGTACATCTCAATGTTCGGGTAGGTCATGTTGACCCACATGACCTGCGGGTAGGTGCTGCGCACCGTCTTAAGCGCGATGCCGTTGTACTGCTGTTGATTGATGAGCTTTAGACCGTACGAGACGCCGGTTGTCGGGTCTTTGAAGTAGGTCGCATCATCAACAAGAATAGGTCGGTTGCCAACGAAATCGCCGGTAGGCCCAAGCGTGCGACGGATTTCTGTGGCGGGCCAACTGAACACCTGATCTTGAGTCGAGAACACCGACAATCGCTCAGTGTTCCACGACTCGATCATTTGGTTCATGGCCGACAGCGCGTCGGCGGCTGTCTCGGGAGACGGGTCTTCCCCCTCTGCTACAACACCTATCAGGCGCAACGCGCCTGTGATGATGTCACCCGCTGATGTCGCCATCGACCGTCTCCTTACGACGACGACCTCGGCGCGCCAATTGATTGAGCTGCGCGCTGTCTACGGCCTCGTCTCCCAGAGTATACCGTGTCCAACCGTTTTGTTCATCATACTCCGCTTCCAAGTCCGAGATGGCAACCTTCTCGCCGTGGCGCGGGTGACGCAAATAGATGATGGGCATAAAAGTCGGGGGCCGAAGCCCCCGCCAGGTTAGCCGGCAGCCATGATGACCCAATTGGTGCCGTCTTCGCAGACCAGCGTCGCCCACTTACCAGCGGTTGCGGCGAGGATCGCCGTGCCGAGGGTAGCTGAGTTCAGCGGCCTGACGTTCGTCGACGCCGAGATCACCGTATAGGTGCCAGACAGGTTTTTGATAGTCACGGTCCGACCGATGTAAGCAGCCCCAGACGGCAACGTCACGGAAACGTTTGCCGCAGAGCCCTCGGCGACCACGTAGTTCTCTTCATCGCCCAGCGTAAAACTGGCGGTCTTACTGACCGGAGCGTTGAGATAGAACGCTGTGAGCGCAGGGTCAGAGTACGCAACACCTACAGGCTTGTTGTTAGCCATTAGCGACTCCGGTTATTACTTCAGGAACGCGGACCAAGCAGCATCACCAGTCTTGACCAGTCGGTAGGTGTGCGCGCCAAAACGCGGGACCGTAACCGAACCGTAGACGGTAATGCCAGACCCGGTAGTGATGGGAACAGTCGACGACGAGCCCGTGTTGTTATTGTTGGTGATTGTCAGTTCAAACGACGAGCCAACTTTAGCACTCGGGATCGCGGCGTCAAGCTGCGCCGCCGTTGCGAAGGTAACAGTCAGCGTCGCATCGCTAGCCTTCTCGCAAACAACCAGACCGATTGCCATTTGAGCGCCGGTCAGAGTCGTGTCGCCAGTCAGCGTCGCGGGGATGGACTGTACGCCCATGACGGCTTCGTCGAGATTGCCGTCACCGACTTGATAGCCACCTGCACCATTAGGAAGAGCCATGATTTAATCCTTTCAAATTAAATAGAAACGAGGCTAGTAGACCCCTACTAGCCTCGTACTAGACGTTAGCCCCAGAGGCGTACGCCCATTTGGGGGCGGATAACTGAATATCCGTACAGTACATCGATGCGACAAGGGAGTCGATCGTTATTGATATCGTACTGGCGAACGATACGCATCGAGATGCCGTTGTGAACCTGACGAGATGCCATATCGACACCTTGCGGCATCAGCAGGTCAGCGGTCGCAAACGTAATCGCATCTTTGTGATAGATCAGGTTTTGCGGGTACTGAGTGCTGGCGCTACCCAAGAAGGTCACCACGGCGCTGGCTTGCGGGAACGCATCGATCGTCGCAAGCGCATGGCCAGAGGTGTACATCGCGGGGCTGACGCTGACCGTGTACGCGCCGCCGGTGGCGGTTGCGTCCGCAGTAGCAACGAACTGTTGCAGGCTGCCAGTCGACTCACGGGTCTGCGGGTTGACAGCGTAGACGCCAGCAACGGTGAACACGTCACCTTGCTTGATCGTCTGCGTGCCAGTGCCCGTGATCAGGATCGTGGTCGAGCCTTGAGCCGTCACAGCGCTAGTCACCGTGTGCGAACCCGTGCGGGTGCCGGTGGTGTGCTGCTTGATCGACTGCGACATGCTGATCTCTTCAAAGCCCAGTACACCCTCGCCCATCAGGCCATTCTTGAACTGACGGCTGATGGTGTTGGTGGGATTGAACAGACCCTTCATGCCTTCGACGAGGCCAGCGTTCGCAGCCGGGTTGACGGTGGCATAGCGGGGGGCCATGACCGCAGCGGCTTCGTTCAGCTTCTGTTGGCCTTGCAGCAGCACCAAGCTGGTTCCGGGCGTGGTGCCAGGGGTACCGACCGACTGGTAGATGCTCTTGAAGCTGTTGGCGACGTCAGCGTCGATGCTGGAGGCAAGCTGACTAATACGAGGCTTCAACACGCGCTCTGCGAAGTCATCGAGCTGCATGGTCAGCTCAGCGGTCGTGAAGTTCACGCCGATGTGCTTCTGGCTCGAAACAGTCAGAGTGGTGAATTGCTCGTTGTCGTCTTGAACTTGCAGCGCAGCACCGTCGGTCACCAGTGCGCGGTCCGGCAGACGGACGCGCAGCGTGGAACCGATTTTTGCGCCTTCGACAGCAAAGCTATCGTCATAGGCGCGGTTCACGGTACGGGTGATCACCAGGTTGTTCTCGAGGATTTCGAGTGCTTTCCGGGTGATCATGTCAATCGTGAGAATCGAATTACTCAATTTACACCTCTTGAGATTTTAGCCGGTCGTATTAACTACCGGCATGATTAACGTCCATACTTCGCTTCCCACGCCTTGATCTGTCGTTGCCGCTCGGCTGCGATCCAATCGCTCGTGCTCATTGCTTTGATTGAGCGCGGGTCGGTGGTGTCGTAAGCCGGTGCGCCAGAGGCGCGTGCTGCAACAGGCTGAATCGGCGCCGGAGCGCTAGATGGTTTTCTGGTGGGCGGACTGGCGGCCACTTTGGCCTCAATCTTCCCGATCTCTTTGGCTTGCAAGAACGGCGATAGACGCGAGATACGATCAGCTTCTTTTGGATTGGACCCGAGATAGTACGCAATGTCGGGGCCGATCTCTGACGCCTGAATTGTTTGAGCCATCACGGTCGAGATTTTGAGGCTTGGGTTGTAGGCGACTTGCTCGAAGTCGTCATACTTTTCCCGTGCCTGTTCTTCTTTCTCGTGGTACGACTCAACCAGTGCTGCTTGCTGGCGCTCCAGTTCCCGTTGCTGGAGAAGCTGTTCGGCTTTCTGCGCGGCCAGTGCATCGGCATACGCTTCGACCGACTCAAACTTATCCTGCGTCACAGGTTCTGCGGGCGCTGCGGGCGCCTTCGGACGCTCACGTTCCCAAGACCTACGCTCTCTTGCGAGACGCTTGCCAATCAGCGCATCCACTTCTTCTTGAGTGAATGTTTTGACCGCCGGTGCTTCTACGGGTTCAGGTGCGGGCGTCGCTACCTGTTCCGGCGCGGGTGTTTCCGCTACTACTACTTCAGTGTTTTCTTCCATGATTACTCTGGCGAGTGCCTGGTGGACCGCACCAGTACGGTTTGAAACATTACGCAGCCCACGGCAGCGGTGGCGCTACCACGGGAGGATTTTTCTGGTTTTCGATCTGTTGCAAGACTGCCGCTTCAGTGGCGTCCTTGTCAACCCCATTCGCCCAAATCCAACCGAGCACTTGCTCTTGGGTCAGGTCGGCGTAGGGGGTGAAGGACTCAGGATCAGGCGAGGGCAACGCGCAGGCGGCAAAGACACAGCCTGAGTAGCCGTCCACGGTGTCCGAGCATTGCCAGTGGGCGACGATGCAAACGTCAGACAGATCGCCTTCGGATACTTTGCATTCAAGACGAGAAATGTTCCAGTTCATTATTTGGCCTCCAGAGCGGCAATCTTGGCTTCAAGCGTTTCAATACGGGCCATTGCTTCTTGCAGGGCTTTGATGGCTGCGAAGGTCAGGTCTTTGTTGTAGATCGTCTTGAGCGGCACACCATCTTCCGGCGTGTCACCAAACCCGTCTGAATCTACAAACTCCGGCGCAACTTGTTCGACCTGCTGGGCGATTACGCCGATATTGAGATCATCGTGCGTCTGGTCTTTGTACTTGTAGGTGACGATTTCCAGTCCAGCGATCTTGCTCCAGTACGATCCAAGCGGGTTGATGTCGGTTTTGGTGCGAGCATCAGATAGGTCTACGTTGTTGGATTGGTAGTTGGCAAGACCGCCGTTTGAGCGAATTGTGGCTCTTACAGTAGCGGCACCAAGACATCGAATAAACAACCTTGTTGCATCGTTTGGGTCGCCGGAAAGAATTACATCGGCACCATACTGATCCGTCGTTGTAGCCGCTGCATTTGTAATACGAGTTGCAAATTCTACCGCCGCAGGTGCTGAATATAACTCATGGTATGCGCCAGAACTGTCTTGATACGTCCCGTTATTACTCGCCTTAAAGTACCCACCGCTGGTGATACGGGCGCGTTCGGTAAAACTGCCTGCGTTATTTTGAATAAATCTCAGATAAGAGGTTGACAGATTTCCATAAACAATTTCGCTTTCGCCAGAACCGTTAGAAGTGTTCCAGTAAAGTTGAAGACCGCCTAGGTTAGAATAAGCCTGCGCTCCATGGTTCCTAAAAAAGTTTGCCGCTGGGGAAGCATACGCAGTCACGCCTCCGCTATTTACATCTAACAATGCGCCAGGACTCGTCGTCCCCACCCCCAAATTCCCACTAGCATCCAGCGTCATTGCTTGGGTGAAGGAGATCGCGTTGCCTGCGGTGCCGGAGGGGGCGATGAACCAAGAGTGGGAGCCATTAGATGGCGAGTACAGAGAAACCGGATTTGTGGTGGTGTAGATGTAATTGGTCCCGTTGTTATACCAGTTGGAACCTATCTCCATTGTCAAATTTGCTGACACTACTTGCGCAGGAGACAAAATCTGAATTGCTTTTCGACCGCCACCCCACGCACTAGGCGTCACCCCCAGACCGAGGTTGCCGGAGGCGTCAAGGCGCATACGTTCTGCACCGTTGGTGGCGAAATACAAATAATGTGAAGCGGTACTGCCAAACATTCCGTCCTCGCCCGTTTGGTTGTTAAAACCGAACAGGCCGCCTCCGCTGTAAATACTTGCGCCAGTAGTGCCATCAGTGACACGCATTAACTGCCCAGCGCTGCCTTGAACATGCATCCTTATCGCTGGCGAAGCATACCCAATCCCGACATTCCCGTCCGCAGTCACCACAAACGGGCTGCTGTCGGGGTTAGCTGCATCTTCCACCAGAATGGAATCGCCAGTACCCGTCTGCGTAATCCTGAGTGCTGGAGTGGTGGCGTTTACCACCATGACATAGCTGTCGCCTGCTTGTGCGGCTTGGATCTGCGGGACAACTGTATTGAGCAAAAGCGCTTCGTAAACAGCCATGATCTACCTCAAATTGGGTTGTACGCTGTACCGTTACTGGA